AACGAATCAGGTGTACAAAATGACCCCGGAGGAGTTTTTATCACATTACTCCGGGCGGCGTCGAAGAATTTATGCCAAGGCGCTCGAGTCCCTGACCTACCGGCCGGTAAGTAAGAAGGACGCCGAAGCATCGACATTCGTAAAAGCTGAGAGAGTTGCAGCCTCTAAAACCCCTGACCCGAGGATTATTCAACCTCGAGACCCGCGGTATGGCGCTTCTTTAGGCATGTTCATCAAACCAACCGAACACATGGTCTACAAAGCCATCAATCGTGCGTTTGGCTCCCGTAGTATATTCAAGGGGCTGAATGCCGAAGAGCGTGGAAGTCTATTGTGGACCAAGTGGCGCAGATTTAAGAATCCGCGGGCCATCGGTTTTGATTACCATCGGTTTGACCAGCATGTCAACTCTTCTCTACTTGAGTTCGAGCATTCGTTTTATAATGCTATTTTCCACGATCCCCTCCTGGCTCAGTTGCTCGATTGGCAGCTCGAGACTGATGGTTTCGCTCGTTGTTCTGATGGAAGTGTCAGATACAAGGTCAAAGGGCGACGCTGTTCCGGCGATATGAATACCGGAGAGGGCAACATCATCATCTGTTGTAGTATATTGATCTCGTTTTTAAAATCAGTTGGGCTGTTTGGCCTTGTTGAGGTGGTCAATGATGGTGATGATTGTGTCATTTTGTGTGAGGCGGAGGATGTTGCCTTGGTCAACACCTTCCCTGATTTTGTTCATGATCTGGGTCTCATCGTTAGAGTTGAGCCTGTAGTTTCTGTGTTTGAGGAGATAGAGTTTTGCCAGGCCCACCCGATTTTTGTCGGGGGTCGGCCTATCATGTGTCGCAATCCACATGTTGTCTTGGCGAAAGATCTTCTGGTTGTTAAGCCTCTTAACAACCGCTCTGATTGGGCATTCCACTGTGTAGCCATCGGAGAGTGTGGTCTAGCACTCGCTGGTGACGTGCCCATCTTCAACCAATTCTACTCCAAACTCGCTTCTGTGCCAACTACCCGCACCACAGCTCGTAGATTGAAGGAGAAGCGTCCTGAGTCTGGTATGGATTTTCTTTCATTGCGCATGAGTAAGAAATTCCAAGAGCCGTCTGATGATGATCGACTATCGTTCTTCCGTGCATTTGGTATCGTTCCACAAGTCCAAGTCAGTGTTGAGTTAGCTATAAAGAACTCGATTCTTGAGTGGGATGAGCCCCAGTTCGTGCAGGAGTTTACGTCGATGTTCCCAATGCTTTAGGAGGCATGGTGAACC